CCGCTATAAATCGGCTGCATATTTACGATGCTCCATATAAGGGAGTCGATTGTTATTTTGGTCAAGCCTGGCTCTGGAGTAAATCCAAGCCCACTGCCTGCAATTCCGGTTTGTAAATCACCCTGTTTAATAATATCGCCGTCAACGTATTTCTGCTCGTATGGGTAAGGCGGAATGATTTTTTTGACATATCTGGTATAAGCTCCAAGCGTAGTTTCGCCGGTTGTCGGAGCATAAACAGCATCCGTGTATATTTTTATTTCTACTGTCTTGCCGTATTTTTCAATCATTGATAGAACTTTAGGCACAAACTTTCTATCGAGTGCTGTGGCATTCGCGGAGATAACGCCTGATACGCTTCCACCTGCTATGAGATTTTGAACCTGAATATCCGGCACATCTGCGATAAGATTAAATGTTTGAATTGTCAGCGTTGCAATTCCATCTATTGTGGCACTTATACGAATCGAATAAGTAAGACCGGTTACGAATCCGGACGCGGCTAATAATTCTTTTTCACCGCCATAAAATCCGGTCTGATTGTTTATCTTCGCAAGCGTGCCTGTAACAGCAGGACTCATAGGGGCGTTTGATTTATAAATCTCAAAGCTCGGTACAGTAGAGGAGTCTATCGCTATTCCAGTTCCGTCAAGAGCCTGTAAATTAAACCCTAAAGTACAACCTAATTTATGCTCGCCTATATACATAATTATCCTAAATCCGGCTTACTCGGTTTTGCGGGAATCGCTGCTATTATCTCCGCCTTATCAGTCGCCGCTTGCTCTATTGTTTGCAATCCAGATATGTCCGTTACAGGAGTTACGGGTTTATCAGCTATGGCCTGAATCGTGTCAAGAGTAGCGATTTGTGCTGCACCATTAACTTGCGTCAAGTCAACCTGTAATTTATCAGTACCATACAATGATTCATAAGCATTTGCCGGCAGCACTGTAAAATCTTCTGCCACGGACAAAAATACGTCATCATCCCGCAGCGTAATTTTTAACTGGCCGAGAGTATCGACATTGCCCGCTGATAATGTCAGCTTCCAGACTCCATCGGCAATATGTGTAAAGTTATTATCGCCGCCGGATGCCGTGAGCGTTATCGCCGACCGTGTCGAGCCTTTGTAAATCGCCGCTGTGATATCCGCTAAAACCAAAGTTTCAATTAAAGTTTTGCCGTCAACGCAATCGAGTATCGGGCCGATGATTATTTCGCAGGCGGTATTTTGTTTTAAGAAGTTCATCGGCGGTACCTCAAAACATTAATATCAGCCCAGTACCAATTGAACGGCGTCCAGTAAACATCCCCGCCAAATGTTCCTACAAGAGACACCTTTGAATCGGTTATAGTTGAGCCTGTTCCTTCATTGCAGGAGAACTGAACTATCGGAGTTGGTATATAAGTTTCGGTATTTCCGGCAGTCTCTCGGCTTTGAATGCTCGCATTGATTCTAAAATTGTCTGCCATATTGAGGTTATAAGCACGTATCGCGTCAATTTCCCATTTATAATCACCGCCGTTTGATTTGCCGATTACAAGATTACAGTCGTTAGAATAATTGCCCTGTGCGATTGGTACACTACCATCAAACGTCCACAAAATCTCTCCATTGTCGTACCAAGTCTCCCCTGGTATCATATTGCCAAAGCTTATATACAATCCAAGGCAGTCATTAGCATCATTATACGCAAATACCGCATTACACCAGCCGCCGGTGTCGTAACGGAAACTACTTTTTATTGTCGCAACAGGACCTGCCGCCGAATAAACATCGGCTACGATTTTTCCGCTGACCAGATTAATTTCATAACCTGCTTTGCCCGCTTCGTGTTTTTTGAGAATTCCACAAAATGGGTTTCTGGTTTTAAAACAAAATCCAATCGCTCTGTTTGGCTCTAAATCGAGCAGGCTGTTATCTGGAATCGTTACCCAGCCGCATTCATTAAACGTCAGACAGTCTTTTGGATTTGCGGCGATGGCTACAGTACAATTTGCATCGTTGGATTCGTGCGTGCCATCCGTCGCCCGCCATTTAAATATGAACGTCTCATTATTATCCGCCGCAAGCCATAATTTACTGCCGTGATTTCTCAATCGATAAGGCAGCAGATTATTTGTGATTTTACCGCAGCCGCTGGCCGGGTCCTGAATGTAGCAGTTAATATCATTCGGCGTTGCCGTAATTATATAATCTGAAATCGGCTGCGTGCCTGCCGTCGCGGTTAAAGTAATTTCCTTTGTGATAAAAGCGTAACCGATAAAATTGCAATCCGCAACCACCGGCGGCGTGTTATAATCGATTGCCGTAAAATTAGCGCAGACGGTATAATTAGCATCCATCAAAACAGTCGTGCTTGCCGAGTTCGGAGCCGATACTTTGCCCGCCGTTACCGCTGTGCCTGTCCAGTTTGTGAAGCTATAATTTGCGTTTGCATCTGCAACAATATCTGCATAGGTATTATAATCGTAGGTGTATATTCCGATTCCGGGCGTGGTTACAGTACCGACGCCTCCGGCGGAAGTTGTCAAAAACCTTTTATTTGTATCGAAGTTAGCCCGGATTGTATAGTTGTCGTCCATCAGAACGGTTGTGGCTGGTGAATTCGGACTGGCAACCTTGCCCGCCGTTACCGCTGTGCCTGTCCAGTTTGTGAAGCTATAATTTGCGTTTGCATCTGCAACAATATCTGCATAGGTATTATAATCATAGGTGTATATTCCGATGCCCGGTGTGGTTACAGTACCGCCGCTTGAAGCGGATATTGTCAAAGTTCGCTGTGGCAGGTATAACCCGCCCATCCAATTTTCAGCGAGCATTGCAAAATCAACAAAATCAACAAAACCGCTTTCGTCAAAGTCGCAGTTCGGGTCAACAACCGGAATGCTGAGCCAGTAGCCGGAAAAGATATACAAATCTTCCGGGTTAACCAGATTGTCGCTATTCAGGTCGCCAGTAATCGCAAAGCAGCTTGAAAACATAAAGCAAATTATGATTATCACCTGAACTGCCATAAGTTTTTTAAGAATTCTTGAGTGTTCTTTTGCTACAGCTTTTTGGATTCTGGCAGATAGAATATTTTCAGCAGGAACAGCCCGCTTGCTCCGCAAGTCAATTACTCGCTTATCACTATTGAAAATTTGTCCTACCTGCGTAAACATTTAATCTCCACAATTGTAATTTATTTCAAACTTCTCATTTAATCGCTTTCAATAATTCATCAGCCGAGTCCGAAAGCTCAGCAGTATTTATAATCATCAAAGACACTGCCGCATAACTACTCTCTGCCGCAATCTCGTTCAAAAGAACTGATGCCGCGTCCGCGTGACTCTTAATCTCTTCGAGATTCTTTTTTAATTTAGTAGCATCCATATCAACCCCTACTCATTAAAGTATCACTGCCGGAAAGCAGCGGCTTTAAAAGACCTTCGACAAGCGGATATTTTTTTGTCAATCCTTTACCGCCGACATAAGCAATCTCTTCTTCGATAGGACCAACGACACTGCTTTCGCTTTTGATGTCGCCCGGCGTATCAATATCGTCAAGCAGTGTATCGCCTTGAATGATTTTTAAAGCAAGCTCTGCACAAGCATCTTTGAGCTTTTGCGGTATAACATTATATTCGATATAAATTTCGTCAGCCCCCCAAGAACAAAGTCTCGGCCAAGCCAAAGCCTGCGATACATTAACCTTCGTACCCTTCCATCTGCCCTCATATTTAACGTCCAGATATTGAGTTGCTAATCTTAACGCCGCTTCTTTATCGGCCTGGGCCTCGGCATCCCATACATCAAGGCCGCTATGGTTCTCGTGGTAAGTATCTGCATCCGCTTCCGATAAATAACTATTTGCAGTTGCCGAGCCTGTGCCTGTTTCCACTACGAAAGTAGCCGCCATTTAATCACCTTTGAAATAGACCGTTACATCAATTGGATTTAGATTATTTCCGCCTTTGTACGTTTCTGCAACTGTTGCTGTCGGTATTACATCGGTCTTGCCTTTTAAGCTCTCAGTTACCGATGCCGTTGCCGGGGCACTGTTGGCGTCAAGCAATGCCGTTAAATCCAAAGTTACGGCATTCACATCAGTTTTAGCTACGCCTGTACCGCTGAAAGTCAATACGACAGAATTTACGTTAATTCCGTCCGTTGCCGTTGAGACTATTTTCCCCGCACCATAAGCAGCATTCAAATTAGCATCTATCGCCGCCTTTGCCCCGTCATAAGCAATAGCTCCAGTCTTAACCGTGTTATAGGTTATATGCCAATGACCGCTGGAAATGCGATAACAAGTCCGTGCTATTGTCTGCTGCTCATTATTGCCTGTATCTAAAAGATTCGCAGTGTTAATCGTAAACGCTGATAAATCCTTTTTGGCAAGGTCACCGGTTCCGGTTATTACAATATTATTACCGTAACCCAAAGCAGTGGCCGCAACAGCAGCTATATTGCCAGTGCCGATTGTGCTTAAAGCTTCCAGGGCTGTATCTATCGCCGATGTAGTAGCTCCGTAAGCAATTGCAGATGTAGTTTGCCCGCCGTAAGAAATTCTATATGTTCCTGCGTCTGGCGTAACCCCCGATGCAGCGATACTTATAGTCTGCACTTCGGGAGTGTTGTTGACATCTGAAATATAACACGTCAAAGGCGAAAAAACGGCAACGTCCCGATAATTGCAAGTCGAGCCGCTTCCGTCCGGCTGTGTAATAGCGTAGCCGTAAGGAATTAGGGAGCTATTGCAATCGGTTTTCGTAAACAGAGGAACGTTAATATCGTCCTTGAGCCGAACGCCCCAGCAATGCTCTGTCCCTGTCGAGTTAATAGTTATCCGGTCGAGCTTTCCGTAAATAGCATAGTTCGTTGCCAAGCTAACATAATTAACATCGGCGGCATTTGTGTCGTTTACGTCAAAACTAAATTTGACAATACCCCATCCGCTGCCTTGATTACTCAAAGAAGCATCTGGATAACTGACAATACCGGCCTGAATTGACAAGCAGAATATCAAGAGCCATAATATTACTAAAAATCTTTTCATTGTTTTACTCCTTATTTTTCGGGAACAAATCCCATTTCAGAAAGTTTTGTTATAAGAGTTTCACGTTTCTTAACGGTACCTGGGATTCCGGCCTGTGCTGCAAAACCAAGCAACGCTTCATCGTCGTATTTTGCGAAATCTATTTCTACAGGAGTATTTTCTGTTCCTATTTCAGTTTTTTCTTCTTCCGGTCCAGTTAGATTCGCAGAGCCACTTTTAAGTATACCCATGGCGTCAATCGGCCAGACTTTTACCCATTTTTTCTCGGCTATGAGCCAGATTTTTACTTTACCGTTTTCGTCAATAGCGTTACGAATAGATATAGCCTCATTCATGGCCTGCTGATTTGCCTGTTTTTTTTCTGCAAGTAATTTTTCCATAGTTATATCCGCCATTTTGAACTCCCTAAAAAATCTGTTTTTAAATGTGTCCTGCCGGCCAGATAAACCGGCAGGACGCTTAAGGTTTAGTTATTTTTTCGCCAGTCTCGCAGCATAGGTGATACTTTGAGTTGCTCCAACTGCGACAGTGTAAATCCTGCCATAGCGGTAAATCGTTCCGCCGAATTCGTTTGTGAACGGAATGATATATCTGCCGACCGCATCATCTTTGTCGCTATCGGAACGCTTGGTCTCTTTAGCACCGAGGCTTATCGCTGCCCCGTCCTGAATGTTTCCGGCAGTACCAAACGCAGCATCCGGCGAAAGTTGAAGTATGATGTCGTACATTTCATCATTTCCGACAATATCCATTGCGGAAACATCGACAATCATATTGCCCTCGACGAGGCCGTCGCCAAAATCGACAATCACGCTGCCTGCTGCGGATGCAGTTACGGCAGCCGACGCCTTAATATCAAGGCCGCTGTCATCTTTAGTAAAGTTTCTTAACATATTATTTACCTTTCAAATTCAAAATATATTCTGAACTTTTTAACTTTTACAAACCAAACAAAAACACAGTCGATTAAACTACGACTGCCGCGTTAGAGATAGACCACAATCTTGCAGCGGCTTTTGGATGCTCGATGCAAAGACCAGCATACCACTCGACGCGGGTCGCTTCGGTTACAGTGGCAAGTTGCTCGCCAATTTGACGAACATCAATTCCGCCGTTCTGAATGCCTTCCAGTTTTCCATCGCCAACTGATATGCAGTAAATCGAAGATGCAGCGGCTCCAGGCGTAGCGTTGTTGGATGCTTCGGAGAATCCCATAATCTGCGTGCCGGTATTATCTTCATCGGCAATCAGAATAGGCAGGTCGTTGTACATCAAAATCTGCCGACCAAATTCATCCCTGCCCCAGGTGATATTTCCGCCGACGGTTGTTAAGCGGGCAGCAGCACTAAGACGTCTACGCAGCGTCTTGTTCATAATCAGATGCGTCGGGCTGTTGACTGCATCAATTAGCTCGTCCAGCTTCGCAAGCGATAACGGGTCGCCCAGAGTTGTAGTACCGTTAGCAATCAACTGGTCTCCGGCGATACGAATCTGTAAGCCGTCAAGGCTTGCCGGTGTCGTAACCGAACTGCCTTTGATAAGTGCCAGCGTAAACGCATGGGCAAGTGCCTTTATTTTCATAATCTGATGGCGTTCACGAACTCCCTCGCCGCCTGTCTTGATTATGAACGGGTCAACTGTCAAATCGCCGCCAGCGATAACAAGCGGTTCAACCTGCGGATTGATAATCCCAGTGCTTGCCGTATACGAACCGTTTACGCCTCTGAACCCGATGCCTGGCAATGTCTTTTCCTGGTTATAGGCATAAGCATTACCGGCAATGTCCCTAAAAGATAAAACCCTCAAAATGTCCGAAGACATAGCAAACGTTTCGACAACAGCCGAGCGTTGTACTTCGCCTCGATTGACCATAAGCTTAGAAGCCTCTAAAAGTGTCAAACTCATAACAATATCCTTTCAACTTTATTTGATTCCTAATTCACGTGCTTTTTTAAGCCGCTCGGCAGGCGGTAATTTTGCAAGTTCGGCAAGTGAATTAGCGTTGGCACTGCCACCGCCGCCACTTCCGCCACTTGCACCGCTGCCCGATGCTCCGTTACCTTCAAAAGCGTTTGGAAACAAAGGTTTCATTTCTGTCACTAATTGCGGAATAGACATATTTGAGCCGTCAGAAGATAATCGCGGATTGCCATCAACGCCGACAACTTCAACGATGTTTTTGCCGTCCACTTTACGCAAACGGGTATTCATCTTGACGTATTGCAATAATAGCGGATTCATCTTCTTGACGGAGCCTTGCTCAGTGAGTTCCTGCAAAGCGACCGAGTTGATTTTTGCCTCTGATAAATCGGCGTTTAATTCTTTCAATTCGGTTTCAAGTTTGGCTTTCTCTTTGCCGTGAGCGTCAAGTAATTGAGCTTTGATAGATTCAATCTGCTCTTTAACTTTTTGCTCTGGCGTCCAGCTTGCCATTTCACTGACTTTCCTTAACGCTTCACGTGCTTTAGTCGGGTCAATGTCAGCAAACTCTTCTAACTGGCTTTTGGCTTGGCGATTGTTTTCACGCTCTTTTGATAACGCAGACTGAAGCTTACTTACCTCGGCAAGTTCAAGACCATCGACTGCGATAACATCCAAGCGATATTTACCATCATCGCTTTTTTTGTATTCCTTTGCTAATTCCGCTGACAAACCATCAAGATTTTCTACTATCGCTTTTAATGACATAATAAACTCCTTTGGCTTCACGCCTTTTAATGAACATCACGTTCATCGGGCATCACGCCCTGATATTTATTTCAAGCAGGTAACACACCTGCTTTACTTTTGTGCGGGCAATAAAAAAAGACGGAGTTAGTGAGTTAGCACTAACTTGCCGTCTTTATTATTCTTGCGTTCTTAACGCCGTTGCAACAACGTCAAGAAACCCGCTTAATTATTTACTTTTTATAATCGTTCTTGATAGAAAACCGCCATTGCTACTTTTGATTGTTTTACTTTCTATTTCGCACGGACGATTTACTATTATCTGTATAATTTCATTTATAATTCTTCCTTTTTTCCGTTTCTTTTTCATAAATTACCCTGCTTTTTTCGTCAACTCGGTTAAAGTTAAAATTCTGCTCTGATTATCTACGAAATCGCCAACATTTATTTTGCCGTCTCTGAATAATTGAGCCTTACCGATTCCCAAGGCTTCGTTCTGTACGCTTACAGATTGATTACTAAGCCATTCGCCATAAGTCATAGATGCCGGTACTTGTCCGTTCATCGAAGCCCGCGTTCCCTCTGGAGCTTCTCTAAGATTTATACCAAGTTCTTTCCAAGATTTCAAAACTGGAATAATAGAACGACGACAACCAAAATGAGGATAATCAGGAATGTCATCGACAGTATCGAAAACTTGACCGTCCATAGCCATGCATATTTCACAAGTTGAGGTATCAAGCGTTTCGTGTATTTGATGCCCGCTTATGACATCTGAATTTTCTCTATAAAGCTCTTTTCTGGCCTCTTCGGAAACGTGAGCAACCGAAGTCCTGACAATAGCCCGTAAATTGTTTCGGCTGATATTTAATATACCGTCTGAATACTGTGCCGCCCGCGTTCCTTTTATCCTGCGAACAATATCTTCGATGCCTTCACCGTTAATAACGCCTATCTGAATTTGCTGATTAACTTTGAAAACCGTATCGTCAGCAAGTTTAGCAAACCAGTCTTTCAATAAAGCCCCATTCATAGGAGCATTTTCAACAAGAGCTTTTAAAACTTTCGGAGCCGGTGCGATAAAATCAATCTGTATCGGCGTGGAATCGTTTAGAGTTTTTATTTGCCAATCGGATTCGGCCTTGGATAAATCCCGCAGATTTTTATAAAGATGATTCTCCATAGCTGAATATTCAGCCCTGACAAGTACACCATTATCTTTAAACAGTTTTTTTAGTGCCGGTGAAGTTTTCGCCACAACGTCAAGACTTTTTTGAACTCTTGCAATAAGTTCAGGCTCAAGACTGCCATTAAGCAGCTTGATAATATCCTCGACCTGCCCGGTCTTATATCGCTCAAGATATAAAGCGTGTCTTATCGCTCGGTCGGCGATTATCTCGTTTACGCTTTTTGGCAAATTTCTATAATTAGCAACCATTTATTTCTTCTTTAGAGCCCATGCTTTTAATTGAATTTTCTTAATCGGAAACGGTCCACCCGCTTTCTTAGCGAGTTTGATAAACTGTCGCTCTGCATAGTTCGGCTTGCCGACAGTCAACACAGCTTCCATAGTGCCTTTCTTGCATCGACAAGTCGCTTTAATCGTCAGCTTTTCGCTTACATACTTCGTGGCTCTTTTGTAGCCGCCTTCTAAAACCAAAGAACATACTTCGCCATAAATCTTTTTCATTTTCAGTTTCCTTGTCCTTGAATATTATCACCTCTGCCTAACAACCCCAAAGCGGGGCCTTGTTTTGCGATTTCTTCTATTTCGTCAGTTACATCAACGTTTTCGGACAAAACATCTCTGCGTTTCAATTCTATAAGATATGTCTTGTCTGATATTTTTCCCGCCTGCACGGATTTAAGCAATGCGTCAATATCTGTCGCCGCTCTTGGACCGAGTCCAAACTCTTTGTAAATACCTACAGTAAAATCGTCTGGCAATTCTTCACCAATCCAATTGCCTGCTATCGCAAAGAGATTATACAAAGCCAAATCGAGCGAATTTACCCAGGCCAAAATAGAACACTGGCTATGCGATTCGTCTATCGATTGACCTGTTGCGGTCTGATTGCCCGGCTTACTCATAATCGGGTCAAGCCCTGCTGCAATCATTCTTTCTTCGATATCTTTCAAGTCTTGCCGGCCAGCTTCCGCACCCGCCCCGGTATGTTCAAGAAATTTTGCATCGGCGTCCGGATTCGTAGAAGAGAATTTACGGCCTGGACCGAGAACAACTTCTTTTTCGATTTCTTCTTGGGTCAAACCGCTGAAAAACAGCAATGCAAAACGAATAAATCTTAAAAGGTTTTTCTGGTCTGAATCGCCCTGATAGTGTGCAAGATTGAGCCAGGCTAAACCTTCGAGCGGCGGCATAGCAGTCATTTGTCCGGTCTTATTTACATAGCAAGTAACCAGCGGAATGCCATCAGGGTAAGTATGATTTCCTGATTCTGATAAAGCATATTCGCCTTTTTCATTTTTAGTATGGATTTCCCAAGTTGTCGGCGTATAAACCCTGATAGTCTCGATAACCTTTTCGCCGTAATTGCCATCCGGTATAGTAGTAGATTCTCGCCAGCGTATCTGCGTAAGCTTTGGCTTGCCGTTAATAGTCTCAAATCTCCAGCCGATTAACTGTGTCGGCCTGATATGGACAAAATACGGCCTGACTCCTACTTTTTGTTCATCGGCGAGCGTAAGTTTCTGTCCATCTGGCCGAGCGGTTCTCATATTATCAACAAGTATATGCGTAAGACCGCGATTAAGGCACTCGCTAAATAACTCTCTGGCAAACTGGTCAAGGTTTGTTCCCTGCCTGTCGCAATTATCAATTATTTCTTGTAGCCAATCGGGAATGCTTTTGCCCTCTTTTTTTACAGGTCTTGAAAACGGCTTGCTTACTAAGTCGTCAATCGTATCGCTATAAGCAGTAAAGAGAATTGAACGATTAAGCCTGACGTCATAAGAAGTCTGGTCCTCTTTCGGTTCTTTGGGAAGCCATCTTTCGCCCGCTGCACGCATCGCCAGAGTGCCGCCAAGCAAAGCATCAATCAATTCCCACCGCGGACGCATAGCGGTAAATTCACTGCAAGGTTCAGCAACCGGATTTTTATTTGTGCCAGTCATAATTATTTACCAATTTTATTTTCTTTGTCATTTGTACTATTTACTACTGGAACAGGATTTGTAACTTCCTGTACCTGTTGACCAATTTGCTTGACCTGCTCGACTGTAAATTTATTCGGCGTTCCCTTAATTGCTGAAATTGTCGTAGAAATCAGCCAAGTCATTATTACCATAGCGACAGCAACTTTTTGCCAGTTCTTAATAATCCAGTTTATGGAAATACCTGTCTCGGAGACGCTCGGAACATACCTGCAATTTTGCCGGTGTAACTCTATGCCTTTGTCGATATTTTCATTCATAGTTTTAGCAAAAGCCTCAAAGCCCTCAAGCATTGCATTTTTAATACTCAATGTCATAATCTGCTTTTCGTCTTCAGTCATAAAATCCTTTCGTTAGTCGCACTTGAATTTATAAGTCTTAGTCGATATTTTATATCTCACAGCATCCCCGATATGGTCTTCTGACGAACTATCCACGTCTTCCATTTTACTTTCATTTCGCGGTAATACCGGAACCGTCCTTAAAAACTGCCGGCAAGTATTGAAAGCAAACAGGCCGGGTCCTTCTTTGGTAATTGAGTTTTTCAGTCTCTGCCGCATAAGTTCCCAGCCATTAACTCTACTACCGGGGCCTTTATCTGCCCGAAGCCAAGCGACGCCTATACGCTCCATATCAGCGGCGTAAGAATTACCGTTTTGAACATCGAATATTGACGAATCAGCAGGGCCGGCAAGAACATTTCTCTTTAACTGCAATTCAAAAGCCTTTATCTTTCGAGCAATTTCGGTTGCAACTTCTTTTGTGCCTTCATTTGGCCTGCCTGTCCAGCCATAAATCTCTGCGATAAGATACAGAGAACCCCTTTGCGTGCTAATAAGCGTGCCGTCATTTAGCTTTATATCAGAGCCATTCGATTCCGCCCAAAAACAAACTGAATACGGATGTGAACTTCCCCAGTCAAAAGACCTGTCAATGGTCCACGTAGGGGGAATTAAAAAAGGCGTAATAACGTGAATGTTCGTATCCCATACATCATCAAACATTCCGCCAGCGACAATATCCCAAAGACCATAACGCATTGCTTTGACTAATGCAGGATTTCCAAGCCCCTGTAACCTGTTTTCGTAATCAGGGTCATTCTCAATCAATGTCGGATTATCTTCGAGTAATGACGGAATGAACTGCCTTAACATTCCGCCATCCTCTTTGCTTGCTCTCTTAATTTCGTAAGGCGGAGCAAAATCTATGAAATCCATCTTAACCCAGTTATGGCCGATGTTGCCCGGATTAGAGCTACACAATATCCTCGGAAATAAACCTTTGAATGATTCCGCTACTTTCAATCCGCCAAGTCTAACTCTGCTTCTCAAGTATTCGTAAATCTTTTTGGGAAAATGCGTCAATTCGTCAATCATTAAGACGTGAATTTCCGCTCCCTGATAACTGTAAACATCTTTTTCATATTGGCAATGGCACAAATGTATTTTTGCACCATTCCAAAACTCAATGATATTCTTTGAATAATTGATTTTAACGAACCCCTCTTGTATCCAGTCGTTGAGTAATGCCGGAAATGATGTCGGGCCGTCCATATGGTTTTTCCATAAGTCCGGAAATGTTCTACGGAAAAGATAAACCTGCAAGCCTGGTATCGAATAACAACAGGCAATCGCCGCTACTCTGAGCAAGTGCGACTTCCCGCCGCCCGCAGCTCCGCCAAACAATAACTCTGCTGCCTTTGACTGATAAGCCAGAGTTTGTTTTGGATGTAAACGAAATGTTATTTCTTGAGCTATCATTCCTTAGGAGTTTCCAGAATTATTTTTAAAGCGGGAACATCTACCGAACCAGTATGTTCCACCTTTTGTTTATTCTGCCATTTCGTAGCGTCCCTGTTGAATAGCACTATCGCTATCGCCCCCACATCGGGCGGGATATGCTTTGTGGTTTTCGATATTACTTTCGTTTTCTTCCCATCAACATCTCTAATCTCTGTTTTTGTTTCTTCGTAATCATAACCCTCTGCCCGTTTATATAACTTATTGACTACTAAAGCAGTTGCATCCTCGCCGCCCTTTTTTATAAGTTCAGAAAATTCAGAATAAGCTTTTTTGTACTGAATCCAAGTTTCACTTGATAAGCCCAGACTTTTAGCGATACTTCCCTCAGTATATCCAGACCGCAATAAGCCCAAAATTCTTTCAAATGCTGGCTTTATGTGCGTGTCGTATTTATTTGTTCGTTTGTCTTTAGTCATTTCTTATCCTGCTTTTTTAGCCTGTTGAATAAGTTTCATACCGTAATTATTGATTTTTTGATTAATAATAATATCTTTTTTTAATATCAATTTATTTTTCTTAAATGACGAATAATCAATGTAATGATGCCAACGGTTAAATTTCCAAACAAGTTTTGAAACATCCGGGTGCATTTTTACCTGCATTTTTGATTTTTCAAGTGTCCCCATTTTAGCGTAAAATTCTGTCGTATTTCCGCCACTTATTGATTGAGTAGGTATTTTTTGTTGCAGAAAAGCATTAAATTGTAAAGTACACCAACCAAATTTTAACATTCTTAAAGACAAATCCGTATCTTCATTATATCGACCACGCCAACGAAATGGCATGTCATTACGGATTAAATTGCAAGAGTAAATTCTTGTATTTAAAATAAACGGCGGATGTTTTTCCCGAGCTGGGATAAACATATAATAATTTGGGCCTGCCATAGCGATATTTTTATATCGCAAAACAAAATCTTCCATACATAGAAATATCGTTCCGTCAGTAACCTTTACCCTCTCATTTTTATTGAAACGTCGGAAATTCCTAATATTGTCATCCATTACCCAATGCCATTTGTAGCCATTAGCGATAGAATGTTCCCAAGCAAAATTACGTGCCGCTCCCGGCCCTTTGCTTAAAGTATCTCCTAAATTATCAAATGTATCATAATCTTTTTGGAATTTTTTATCTAAAACAAGAATTTTATTTTTATTTATAACGGCGGCATATTGATTAAATTCTTGCTCTTCTATAACAATAAAATAAGGGACGTTCATTTCCTCTAATGTTTTGCTCGTTAAACGAGTATCCCATCGTCCCTTAGAAACTATATAAATTGGAAAGTTAGGATTCACTTTTATATCTTCTACTTTCTGTTTCCAACTGTTCTTGTTTTGGAAACCATAAAAATTTTGTTTTTTCTGTAATAGTTTGATTTATTATTTTTGCAAATTCATTAATGTCTTCTTTATTTTTAAAATGTATTATAATAGAGCGAAAAGCACTTTTATTGTCTTGAATAAACTCCGGCATATCTTGCCAATGGTCGCTAGTAGGTAAATTATTTATGTTTTCTGTCAAAATTTTGATAGTTTCCATTTCTATGGCAGTAAAACCTGCCGACTGTTGTAACTCAGTAGTCAACTTTTCCAGCATTTTATCCAGTACCACCGTATCAAACTCTGATAGGTCATTTGCCCGATTGTCGGCGATTGCTAAAGCCGTCCGCTTCTTGTCTCCTGTATCAAGGTCGGTACGCTTGACTACGACAAGCTCCGTACCGTCTGATTCGATGATTTTAACTGGTATGCCTAATTTTTGGGCTTGCTCGAATACGCCGTTGCCAGCGATAACTACATTTTCAGAATCAATCAGAACAGAGCGGCCAGCTCCTAAGTCTTGAAGAGATTTTTTGATAGCGTCTTTATTCGCAGGCGAATGAATCCGTGCGTTGAGCTTGTCGGTTTGAATTTCCTCTTTTGCCATTTATTAGCGAACCATAAAATAAACCCTTACATAAAATTGAATTTATGCACTTTGTAGATTGTATTTTACAGATATGTCAATAAAGAGTGTTGTACTTTTTTGGGCAAAGTTAGCCCACGAGGTAGAGGTGTGTAAAAATTTACTTCTTAAATTTTAATTCCCCGCCTAAAAAAATTAGTATTTTTTCAAGAGTTTTTGAAGTTATCGGCTTGCCGTCTCTCAAGGCATATATTCGAGGCGTATCAATTCCCGCATTTCTGGCGACTTCATTTAGCGTCATTTTCTGTTTTGCAATTTCGGTTATAATTTGTTTTTTAAAATCAATCATAAAGTTATCCTGTAAATTTATCGTCAATCTGACTGCTTAATCCGTCATTTGTGCCGCTGGGAATAGCGGTTACATACCTTGACCGTATTTGTGGGCTGTTTTGGAAACCGTTTTTTTCGAGCCACAAGAAATAATCCTCCGGCAATATCGGCACGAATATTATTTTAAACGGTTTATTTTTACACATCTCGCCAAACAGTGCGAGCAATGCCCAATGCTCGTAAAAAGTTAATTCATCTTCGCAAACCTGTTTGTAATGCTGCTCGCAAAGATAGCAGGCTATCGGCACAATGTCGGGGAAAGACACGCTATCGCCGATAGTCTGGTGATAGCGATGCCTCGCAAGTCTTGTAATTTTTGCCAAGTTCATTTTAACCCTCAAAAAAATGCGGCGGTTGTGTAACTAATCCAACCTATCAGCCCGCCGCCGCTCAAACTGATAAATATTTCTTACATTGCAATTTTTAATTCTGGAAATTCACGAAGCGTTCTGTTTATTTTTTTGTGAAGTTTTGCCCGCCGATTACTGTCTTTTGGGGCGGTTTTGAGTTTTGTAAACCACTCGGCTAATTTAATCGCGGCGGTTGATTTGTCAATTTGACGTGCAACTATTATGTGCCTTGCTTCGCATTTTTGATTTTTGATAATTTTTTTTGCGACCACTTTTGCAAATTCGATTCTGAAAACTTCTTCATCGACTTCTCGAATCACAATTCCATCAATTATCGGACGAATCCACCGCCCACTGCGGCTCCAGCCCACAAGTGCCGAGGCGTATGGTATTTGTAATCGCTTTGCGATTGCGTTAACGTGGCAGTTATAATCATTTGCAATATGCACGCAGAATTCCGGCAAGCCTTTGATTATATTTACATTGCCGTAAACATTTTGGTTTGGAATTTCAATCTTCATAAAAAACTCTCTTTCTGCCGACTTTAAAGCTCTGGCTCCGAGCTGGTTGTTATTTACTTTTAACTTACACTTATAAATATAACATATAAGTATAATTTGTCAAGAAGATTTTTACAATTTTTTAAAGATTTTTTATGGGTTTTTGAGCTAAAAATGAGACTTAAACAAGATATAATTATACTTATATCGAGCTTACATTTAAGATTGACGCCAGTAATTCGCCGGCGGCCTGTGAAATAATGAACTGGTTTTCTTTGAGCCGTTCAAAATTTTTAACCGTGTACCTTGTCCAATTAAAAACGGCCATTTTTGCGGCCAATTCTTTTTGCTCAAGCCCTTTGCTTTTGCGTAGTTGCTTCAATTCGTTACCGGTAAACTTAAAAACCGTTTCTTTTATCATCCGTGATACTCCTTTGAAGTTTATCTTGAAAATCTTCCGCAGCATTTACGATATTGCCGACCTGAACCGCAAGGACAATCCTGATTGCGTTTCGGCTGCTTTCTCAATACTCGTCTGGCTTTATTCCTGTTACGCAAATATCCATCAACCTGATTTACGTTAATGCCCTGCTTTCGGGCTACAAACTTTTTCAGGTTTTCACTATGAAATTTAAGCTCGGCATCCGTCGGCTTGTAGCCTAACTTGACACGCTCAAGAAATATTCCGGTTTCTTTTATTGTCGGAGCTGTGGACTCTGACTGTTTTGGTTCGTTATTCACTATCGGCATCGGCATCGGCTCCGACTTCGCAGAATCCGGCTTTGTAACACCGTCCCAAACATAGCCCGGACAATTTACATTACACGTTTCCATTGTCGGATTGTGCTGACAAGATTTTTTAGATTTACAGCTTCTTTCGCCCCAGCTCATTTGGTCGCTCGCTTTCAGATATAAAATTTTATCAATCGCTCTTTCGATACTCTGGCCGTTTGCATCATCGCAATTACACAGGCATTATCAGTCTTGACTTTCAATTGCTTTTTTTGCCCGGCCTGTACTGCTAAGTTTTGGAGAAAATATCCATTGCTACTGTTCGGACTTGCTTCAAGAATTATCCTTGCTACATTCGACACTTCGTTTATTGAAAATTCCATTTTTCATTGTCCTTTTTAAAATGCCCGCCCCGCTCACAGCTTCCCTTGTTATCTCAAAGGTCTTATATCGCAGGGCGGACGGTAAAATTTAAAAGTAAAAGTAAAAGATGTAAAGTCCAGCTTTTTATTTCTATCCCGCTAACCAAATTGGCTCGGCCATAATCCTTTATGGTTTTTAAAAATAATAATCCGTTGCAACAGCTGGACTTTTAGTCTGAACCAGTAAACCTGAACAGTCTCATATCCACGAAACGCATCTATGTCAAAGTAGTGCATTACTACTTCTGCCAAAACTCTGAAGCCGAAAATGTAGCGGATAGGATTAGTCATTAAAAATCCTTTGGGTAAATCTGACTATTCAACCGTGCAAAATTTCCGAATAATTCAACAGCGGCGGAATCATAAGCCTTAGCCGCGTCAATTTCTAAATCAAAAAAACCAAGCTTTATGCCTGTGTTGTCTATTCGTATCGACGCTAAAAACATCTTTCGAGCATTGACATAACAAACACCTTTATATTTTGATGATGTTTTCCTGCCGTTCCGCGTAAGCGTTTTTCTTTTATGCCAAGAGCCTTGCTGTTTATCTCTTGGTTTTAGCTTGGCTTTTAGAGCGGAGATTTTTTGGGTTAAATCCATTTATACAACCTAAAATAAATTCTTTTTATTAACTTCTACGCAAGCACGTTTCAGATTTTTTACAGCTTGATTAAAATACGATTCTTTCAATTCAATTCCAATAAATCGTCTGCCCGTTTTGATTGAAATAAATCCCTCTGACCCGATTCCCATAAACGGACTTAAAATAATATCGTTTGGATTGCTCCAAAGCTGTAAGCCTCTTTCGATAACATCTAATTGTAGCGGGCTTATATGTCGCTCGTCGTTATCTTCTCTTACTGATTGTTTTTGCAGAGTATTTGACGGGTTTATATCCATCCATATTGGGCTTGCATATCGCTGCCAAACATCTATGCTTAGTTTTTTTGTTTGCTTGAAAGTGTTTTTATCGCCGCAAAAATATGTCAACTCCCCCGCAACAGGCTCTGGATTAACGCCGGGCTTTCGCATTGTTACTAAATAATCAGGAATGCCCTGCCGACTCATACAACTATCTTTGGCAAGTTGTTTATGTAATAACCCCAAAGCCTTTGTCCTTTGCATAGCCACTACTGGGTCTTTCCAAATACAAACTTCCGAGGCGTAAATAAAACCGTGCTTCAAAAAGAGCCTGATAATATCGCCTCTGAAATCTGAAATGCCGATATAGCCGTCTCTGCATTTACTTGTCGGCAAATTCATACAGTGGATACTTACTAATCGTCCGGGCATTGTAACCCTAAAAAGTTCTTGAACCAAAAATCCAAAATGCTCAAAAAATTCTTCATTAGTTTTGCAATTTCCTAAGTCTCTTTCGCTGTTTGAATAAGTATATAAACTTGCAAACGGCGGACTGAAAATAGAATAGTGAATTGAATTGTCCGGCAAGTCTTTTGATACTTCTATGCAATCGCCGTGATAAGCCGAAAACGAATCCTGAATAATCTGATTTACAACTTTCATTTTATACTGCTCCTGTTAGCCATTTTGGTATTATTAGTTTTTCCTGTGGAAGATAATGCGATACGCTTCGCTCTAATCCTTTAATATTTTTTTCATTATATCCGTGCATAAATTGAATCATTCCTCTTTGCATTTCAGCGGACTGCGATTCTTTACGCTTAATATTTGCCAA